ACTCCAATCCCAATATGGTCTTCCTGGTTTATTTGGGGCTGGCAAACCTTGTTTTACAATAAAATCATAATACTGCCTATGGATCGCATCTCCCCAATATGCATCAGGATTTGGCAAGGATATAATCTTACCAGTGCTTTTTTCTACAAATCCTCTAAATGCCATATTATGTATTTCCGATATTTGACAAGTAATTTACTGGCTTTAAGCCTTGATTATTTAAAACGTTTTCTGGAACTGCTCCCATTGGGGATTGTCCATAAAGCCTAGCAAACTGTAGGGCGGCTTGTTGCCCCATTCCACGCTGGGTAGCAAATGCTTCTGGAGCCATTTCAAACTGACGGCGCATAGCCTCAACTGAACGCTGTGGGCCTAGCTCGCGCTCAACCTGTAACCCAGCCTGGGCTGATTTTTGTAGGTCTAATGCCGACATCTGGCGTTCAAGTTCACGCTGGCGGGGCATATATTTCTCTCGAAGGCTTTGCTCTAAATCTGCAATTTCTGGTTGTTTTTGTATGTACGTCTCTAATGACGATCTGTAAAACAAATCATTCGCCTTGGCCGCATCCATAGGATCGGGCGGTGGGGGCGGTGAAGGAATAGATGGAGAACCACCCATATTAAGCCAAAGCTTTCTGCATAAATTTCATATAATCGTACTTTTTTTGAACTCCATTGCGTTTGAAGATTAGGCTCCTGCGGGGGCCAAACCTATCCCATAGGATAGTCAGCAGGCATTGCATAGCCAATCGGCTACGAGCAGTACTTCTACCATCAGTAGAGGTAACAGTCAAGTCAACAAAAGCAGTATCTCCGTCTGGTCTATGTAGATAATGGGTAGGTTCTTCTGATCCATTGATTACCCTGGCAACCGCTACACCTACTATTTCATCCCCATCCTTGGCAACTCCAACCATGCCACGCTCGGCGTACCAGCTAAACCACTCCCTAAAGATAGGCCAGCGAGACTCTGGCACGCCAGATAGCTCAACATACTCCATAGCGTTCATATGGTCTTTTGCACCTCTATGGTATCTGGGTTGGCTGCTGCCATGATCTGGCGAATAGCCATCTTGTTTGCTGAACTAGAAATCTTGATATTTATTAAACGCCACTTTTCGTACTTGCGAAGGTCGCTGGCAAGCTTCTTCTTGACTGATGATGGTAGGATGGCTGGTAATGTGAATGGCAAGACTAGGGTTGAGCTTGCAATGTTTATGTTTGGAGCAACGCTGACATCCCCAACATCGACATCACGCTGAATGAATATATTAGCATCATTTGAGAATGAGTTATCAAATATAATCTCGAAGTGACTTCCATATTTTAGCGAGAAAGGATCGGAAAAGTTAAAGTCTTTAGTCCTTACAAAAGACTCATAGGCTGTTCCTTCATCAACATAATCAGATGAAGTAGTTCCAGCTGGACTCTTAAATCCAGCATACTTACTTATCACTCCAGTTGTATTTTTAAGCATCAGCCTTGATCCTTCGGCATTGAAATTGGTCAAAGTAAACTGCATTGCTTTAAGAGTCCAGGTTCCCTCAAACACACCTAGAGCAGTGTTGTACACAAGCAACGTATCATTGGTATCATTTGCCTCAGTAGGTATAGACAAAAAGTATCTATTATCGTAATACATAGCAGTAGATACTGCGACAGCCTGCGTGTTTATGCTCTGGATAACGTCTTTAACTATCTCTGAAATTGGTATGCCAACTGAGCTAAAGTCATCCGCTACTGATCGTACCAGCGACCTAATTCCATTGTCCGACAAGAACAATATGTCGCTACTCACTTGAACCGCAGTACCAGTAGCCACGCACCCTGTGTTGTTGGATATAATTGAAACAACCCAATCTGCTGCTGTGACGGCATCGCTTGGAATATCAATCTGGAACACCCTACGTTTCTTGAATACGATAATTCTGTTCTTGTAGTACGGAACGATTGCAGTTATCTCGTCACCATCATCGCCGTTGACAACAATGCTGTTGGTCGCATCCCATACGGAAGGATCTAATATGTCCGAGGCGTAAAGCGTGTTTCGGTTTGATGCAGAGCCAACCGCAAATAGCCTGTTCTCCGTGTTAATTAAAAGCCTCAAACCTTGTGGAGGAGGGCTGGCGGTAGCTGTGGCAGTTGCCCCAGCACCATCTCCAACGATTGTGATTGTTGGGTTGGCTGAATAGCCAGATCCTCCATCAACAACAGTCACGCCTGTTACCGCACCACCAGCAACTGTTGTAATAAAGGTTGGTACTGTTCCGCCAAAATTAGGTCCAGAAGCAATTGCAGTTGCGCTTGTATATCCAGTTCCAGCAGTAGTAATTGTTACAGCGCGAACCTTTCCGCCTTGCCTAGTGATAATGCTACCATTCCAGAAATGAAGGTCTCCATCCGCATCGGCCAAGAACATCTTGTCGTTAAACTGCGCCATCGAAACTTCAGTTGCGCTATTGATTGAATAGCCATTAGCCCATTTTCTAGTGGTGTAGGAATCCCATGTGCTTGTTGCTTCAGCCCAAGTTATATCACTTGGATGCATTGTTGCAGTTCCATTTGACTCAATGCTAAAGAATCTTCCGTTAGTTACAGTTAGCAACTGCTCATTTACAGATGTCTCGTAGTAACGCATTCCACCCACAGAGCCAACCGCGCTGGTAGCAGTAGTGCAAAAGTTTGTTGTGCCAACGCGAGTTTCAAGATTACCCTTTGGAGAAAGGGTCATGTTGTATAACTGCTGTACTTGGTTCTCGGCTAGTAAATCAGATTGCAGGCCACTAGCCTGCCCACCTGTAAAACTCCTAATGCCATCAAACGTCAGGACATCATCCGTTGCGTCAACGAAGTATGGCATGGTAGTTAAATCATCTCTTCAATAGAGAGTTCGCCAAGGCTGATTGGTGTAATCTGCTTCATACCGCCAACTTGAGAGAGTTCATAGTTCGCCATTGCAGCAAGATCGGCATTAGCGGCCTGCGTAACAATCTGTGACTTACCATACTGGCGTTCACGCTCTAGGGCATCGGCATGGGTTAAAGCAAGAACAACGTGGCTTACATGGGGTAAACGAAGCTCATCATTGATTGCATTTGTTGAAGGAGGAAAGTCAACAACGTAGTTCGTTCTGGTTAGGCATTGAAGCTTCTCAACAACTAAGAGCGTATTGGTACTTGTAGTTTCCAGGATTGGGTAAAGATCAAGTTGCGCTGTCCCTCCAGTGTTGCGACCCTTAAAGTAGAAAAATACAGGCGTGCCTGTGCTGGCATCATCAAGCAAGGAAGAGTTTTGGCTTACAATGGTTGCTAGGTCCATCGCCTGCAACTCTGAGTTATTATAGGCAATTGAAAGTGGGTTCTCTACGTTTGACCCAAGAGTTACTGTCCTACTTCCAGCAGTAACAGCATAGGTAGATGTGGTAACTGTTTCGCGCCAAGCTGCAAAATTCCACACCCGCCTATAGTTTAGGCTGGCTGACTTTTGCAGGAAGGTAAGCGTATCGGCATCAGTCTTGCCAATCTTCTCGCCTGCGTATTGGGCGATTTCAGTTAGGGTCATTTGGCTTCTAGTGCCTGGAGCCTTGATTCTAGTGAGTCATTTTTAGCTTTTAGTTCTTGGATTGCCTTAACCAAGGCCGCTGTAATTGATCTATCATAAAATCCATAAAGACCATCATTGCCCATAGGGGCGGCAGATGGAATTATTGGTGCAACATCATTTGCAATAAATCCAAGTTCAACTGATGCTTCGTCACCGCGATTAGCAATATCATCTTTCCATCTATACATCTTTGGATGAATTTGGAGTATTTCATCAAGGCCAGCAATGTGCGCCCCAACAACCTCTTCTTTTAGGGAGGCATCAGATGCCGCCGAAAGTAATCCAGCTGCACTTGCGTTTACCGCCCTTGATCCAGAACCAGCAAGACCAGCAATAGTTACACCGCCACTCGAATCAATGCGGAGGCGTTCTGCTGTAACCCCAGATGCGGTTGTTGAGAACCTCAATCCAGAGTTTTGTTGCGCTAGTGTTGTAGTCCAGCCACTCTCTCCGTCAGCAGTAATTTTCGCCATTGTGACAAGAGTTCCACCAGCTGTTGTTCTTGACGAAAAGTTTATTCCCGCACCATAACCATTTTCAGATCCCTCAAGCTCAAGTTGAGTTGCACCAACAGTAGTAGTTGAGCCAACCACATGAAGACGTTTTGCGGGGCTTGCTATCCCAATCCCAACATTCCCACTCGAATCAATGCGGAGGCGTTCTGCGGCGTTACCATAAAATATCGTATTATTAGTTCCTTCAGTATAAATCATTGAGTCATTTGATGTTGACCCCCCACCTAAAATTACGCTTGCAACACCGAGAATAAGGGTGTCAGTAGAATTCTTTTGGAATTTAATAAAAGGCCCTTGATTTGCACTAGTGCCACCATTTATTTTTACAGCAGTACTTCCAGATCCAGATACATGAAGCAGGGCACTCGGACTCGTAGTTCCTACGCCGACATTTCCTGTGGCATCCTTAACAATCTGCCCACTGCCGATATTGATTGTGTTGGTGGAAGCGGTGATGGCTCCAAGAAATGTAGGAGTAGTACTATTGAAAGTTCCAATAGTTCCTTGAGTAAATATCGCCGATCCCTGGCTAATGTTTGCCGTGCTTGAGGTAAGAGTCTGAATGGTTCCAGTAGTACTACTGATCGTTCCAAGGGTAGAAAGTTGTGCGACATTTAAGTTTCCAGTTAGGTTTACGCCTGTAAAAGTACCATTGGTCAGAGTATCGTTTAACAACTTTTGAACTGTCACTCGATTGGCAGCACCACTATCCCCATTATCGACATCCGCAATAAGAAGCTGATCTGCCGTACTGACAGTTGCAGACATTGCTGTTTGCTCGGAAATTAGACCAGTATAAATATCCAGTAGCCCAGCAATGTTGTTTAACTTTGCGCCTGTTACTGTATCGCCATCGGCGAAAGATTGACCTGCGTTAAATTTACTCATGCTATAAACCTCATTGCGGTCGCGAAGATTGTTCCTGCTGGAACTGTGCCAGCTGTCGCACCTTTACTGTCGACAACATACCTTATTACGTTTGATGATATAGGAAAGAAGCTAGTAACAATCTGCGTTGTGCCAGTTGTTGATCCAAGTGAATTGATTGATCCAGTAACTATGTCACCAAGTTCTGCGCCTGTTAAGACAAATGTTCCTGTGGTTGTATCAGCTAAGTTATGTGGTTGAACTGTGGAAAGGGTAAACGCTGCGGTTCCGTAAGATACCTTTGTAATAGTTGGTCCTGCCGTACCACCGATTTCAAGGCTGCCAACTGTTGCCACACCAGTAACGGAAAGAGATCCTGTGCTACTCACGCCTCCTGTAGATAGTTGCAAGGCGGAAGACGTATTATTACCATCGGTAATAGTCTGAATTGTTCCGTCAATTCCAGTAAGACCGCTAGTTTTCATTAGCTGGACGTAACTGGTCGAAATATTCTGCGTTCCAAGTGTAGCCATTTTATCTCCTATCCGTTAAAGCGGTGTTTAAGTACATCCCACGCCATTGAGCAGGCCAGCCCAACGACTCCAGCTACAGCCAAAACCTTCGTCTTTAAGGTTTCCAGCGCACCTAATCTATTAGCTGTATCCCCATGAAAAGCAAGTGACCTTTCTACCATCGAGTACAACGTCATCTGGCGTTCTTCCATTCGAACCAAACGCTCTGATACGTTAGCGACCCTATCGCGCAGATCCGCTACCTCATCAAGACTCACGACCCTTGCCCTCCAAGTATCTTAGTGCAACTGCAAGATGGACAACCGCATCCGTCACCTCGTCCCGATTGCGTCCATCGTCCACAATCCGCTTGATGGATCGGTTGACCGATAGTAGGTGCTTCACCTTGCCCACATACTTTGTCTCCTTGACCATGTTGTTGTTCTCTACCGCAAACTTTAAAGCCTCCTTGAAGCAGGCATACTCGGCTCGCGTCATCACTAAACGCAAACTCAAATTGATCAGCCAGATGCCTATGGTTTTCATGTTTAATAAGGAAAGTGGTTATTCAAGTTTGGCGTATTTTCTTTGCACGTCCGTTTAGTCGTGTTAAGCGAACGGCGTTTTAGTATATGTGCGCCAAGGGGTTTTAACTTCTTTTGCAAATTAGAAGTTTTCATTTGACCCCTGCCGATTCTGGTTGGGCGGGGCTAAAAGCGGGGGTACGGCCTGCATCGTCGGCGGCTCCCATGTCGCTATATCTAGGAAATGGGTTCATGTCATTGCCAGCATGTTGCCGTGGGCTACATGAAGCGAGGCAGAGGACAAGGAGGAGGAGGGGCATTAGGCTATTTTTGTGTATTTTATGTAACAACCAGTCGACATAATGGCGGGATTGCTTGCATCGGTTATTGTCCTTTGAGCAATTTGAAGGCCAAAGGTTTGTGCGCTTGTTAAAATTAGAGTTCCATTGATCCAACCAGAAACATTCTTAGCGGATGCACCGCCATCCATATTTACGCTTGCGTGTAGTTGAGTATTTGAATCTGCTCTGCGTGATGCTCCTTGGTCTGTGGTTAATGAAAAATATCCGTTACCACGGCTTACTCTAATTATAAAGCAACCAGACCCAGTTAATGAGGAAAGTTGAAGGGATACTCCCCCTGTGATTGAGGCAGTATCGCCGCCCACCCATCCTTCATATTGGTATGTTCCAGCAGGAAGCGTGATCTGTTTAGCAGAAGAAACAAAGGCAGTAGAAACTGCTTGCGTAAGTGTCGTGTCGTAAAGCGTGAAGATTTGCGGAGTGGAGCGGAAAATTGGCATCGCCTAGTCCTTAGGTTAGACTTGTGACGTATGCCGTCCCAGCAGTTGCAAATATACCACCAACAAGGCCAGTATAGGTTACTGGCATTTCAAATAGATCACCGCTACTAAGGCGCACTGTGTAGGATGTGGTGCTGGTAGTTCCTGTGCCAAGGGTGACGTGAAGATTTCCAGGGCCTTCGTTGTATATCTCTAAACCAAATCTAGTGCTATCAGCAACTGCAATAGTTCCATAACTTGTTGAAGTAAATGTTTTAGGTCCTGTTCCACCACTAGTACTCGGAGCCGTCAACACGCCGTTGGCAACATCCGCCTGGAGCGTGGTCAGTAACGCTTCAATGTCACCAAGGTTAACATTGATTACAGAAGTGCCACTTGAGATTGCCTCAAGATCATCAATGATCTTATTCCACTGGCGGCCCATGTTAAGACCTTAATCCTTGCGAGCGTAGATTGCCATTGCGCCACCTGTCAACGCCACCTGGTCAATGTCTCCAAAGACAGTAACTCCAGCGTTAAAGGTTGCAGCGGTAGTCGCACCACTAATGACAAGAGTTGCGGTAGAAAGCGTTAGGGCAGTTACAGCATCGTAGCTTCCAGTATTAGTGGAAGCTGACGATGCAATAATTGTCCCGCCATTACCAAGAACAAGGCGAGATAAGAGTCGCATTAGGTGTGAAGGGCAATTCTGTACGAAGTGCCGTTAAGAGTCACATTCAAGGACGCAGGGGCTGTTGCAACAGTATTAACTGTTCCACCGCTGGAACTTGCAGTAATCTCAAACACGTTAGCAAAGCTAGCAGAATCAAAGCGTAACGCCTTGTTCTTAGCCTTGCGAATATTCCGCATAAACTCAGTAGCCATATTATTTTCTCCTTAAGGTAGCACGTTTGATACTATCTGGCGTGTACTTGCTTTTGAACCTACTGCCAAGCTTTTGTTCCTGGCGGTAGTACCCCTTCATCAAATTTGTTTCATTAACTCCCAGCGGGTTGTCGAGGGGTTCGCCAACACCCACTAGGGTCAATTTTCTAGGTACTGTGAATCTTTTAAGGTAACGAGGGACTGAATCCCTTTCGGCTACTGTCTTTTCGAGTTCGACAACTTTTCCATTTCTGGTGTCCTCGTACTCGTAAATAGGCATTAGCTATAGTTTTCCTTATCAGATTCCTCAGCCATCTTCATCATCTTCTCTTCTTCGGACATTGAGTTTTCGCCTTCAGACATATCTTCCGATTTATCCTTAGGAGCATTCTCACCAACGGCGTGTTCCACCATAACGTGTGCCACGCCATTCTTGATCATGTCAATCGTCCCAGAAAGTTCAACAGAATCGCCAACCTCAGGGGCAACATTTTCACTGCCATCGTTCATCTCGAACTTTGACATTGGTAGCATTACCATTCCAGATTTTAGCATTTTATCCATTGGTCTTTCAGATGAGGAAGAGGCTGGGGAGGTTTGACCCTCCCCAGCTTTCCTAGGTCCCATAGCGATTACTAGGGTTCCCATTTAATTATTAGCTGTAGTTAGACTTCGAGACAATGACTCGGAAGAACCGAGGATCAAGTTGTTTCGCAGCGTAGAACGTCTTAAAGGACGCAATAATTTTTTGGTTATAGGGGTCGCTTTTGTCAGCCGCATCAAGGATCGACACCTTCGGGGAGAAGGGCGAGCCAGAAGCCGCAAGACCAGACATATTAGGAACACCAAACGCGCCACCACCGAGGAGGACGTTTGCGTAACCAGTGTTAACACCAGTTGTTCCCACGCTGTTTTCAGCGATACCAGAAGCAGACGTGTTAAAGGTCTGAACGTTTGTTGACGAAACGCAGGCCACGCCAAACAGTTTTCCGATTTCACCTTTATAGATGGCATCGGCGTTCTGATAGCTGGACACCTTCAACCAATCATCGTCCTGCATCAAATCACGAAGAACGGCGGGATGCGCTACGAGAGCGTAGCCGTCTTTGATCTTAGGTGCGCGAGCGATGAACAACGAAGTCGCACCATCGAGCAAGTCGGTGGCGGTCATTGCGCTGTTAGCAACTGAACCAGTAGCCCAGGTCGTTCCGTTAGTGCTGTTCTGAGCATAGCGGTTATACGATTTGGTGGCTACACCAGTGCCAGTGCTGGTCGAGGAATCTTGCACCAACGCGCGGTGACAGAGTGTGTCAGCGTGGAGTGCCGCATCTTCGCCCAATTGTTTAGTGGCCTGTGCCAAGTGCGAGAACAGTTCTGTTGCGAGCAAAATATCCGTGAGGATGATCTTGCTGCCGTACTGAACCAGCGTGGCTTCCACCGAGGACAACGTGAGATCACGCTCGTCACCAGAGGCAGGAGTCGTTCCTTCCGAAAGAGCAGCGATAGCAGTGATGCTTGGATCGCCGAAACGGAAAAATCTGACTGTTTTATTGCCACCAGTTTTCGTTGGGTAGGGGGTTTTCTGTGCAAATTGCTCCATCTGGAGCAATGGGATCGCACGTTCCAATAACGCCTTCGAGAAGTACGTCTGGAACTGTGCGCTGACTGAGCCTGAAGTTACCATATAATTTAATTACCTTTGTTGTTGTGACTAACTGTTTCTGTCAACTTCGCCAGCCATCTTCATCAATTCACGTTCTTGCTCATCTAGTGAGAGTTCGTGAAAAGCTTTAGTCTTGGCTGGACCTGTTGGTTGTCCAGAACCAGGTGTAGTCGCTTTTCTGAGTTGAGCCAATTCTGACTCATACTCTGCAACCTTCTTCTTCAACTCGGAAGCGGTCTCCGCCTGAAGCTTCTGTCTTGCTAGTCCAACCGCATCCTTGATCCCCGCTGGATAGTTGCGAAGGATAGCGTGGTTTTGTAGCATCTCAGATACTGCTTTGTAGAGTTGGCTTTTAGAATCTTTAAGGTCTGGGTTAGAATCTACTTCTTCAAGTAGGTTTTTATCCCATGCTGACTTTAATTCAGCTTGAGTTTTTTGCTCAAACTCCTTGCGATCCTCAGATTCGATTTCAGTGGACTTTTGTTCTGCGAGTTTTGCAAGATCATCACGGCCTTCGTCACGATAGCTTTTTGCCGCTTCCCTGTAATCCTCCGCAGTAAAGCGGCGGTTTCCAGTTTTCTGCGCCTCAGAACCAGATTGCGAAGTCTCTCGTTGGGCTTTGGCCTGTTCGATTGATTCACGCTCTGATTTGAGTCTTGCTTTTTCCTCTCTAACATCGTCCCACTCTTTTTCGAGTCTGCTTTTTGCCTTCTCATATCGGGTAGGCTTCTTTTGTTCGGAAGCCGATTCCGAGTTGTCTTCTGAAGGTTGCGTTGTTAAAGAACTTTTCGCTTCTTCGGATTTCTCCTTAGAGGCTGGAACCTCATCCGAGGTTCCTAGTTTGTTTGTTTCGGCTTCTCCAGCAGGCGCGGGTTTCTGCTCGGTATCTCCGCTGGCCTTTTCTGTAGCAGTTGTTTCTACTTTGGCTTTTTCGTCTTCCTTAGGAGTGGGACTAAAGTCCCGCCCTTCGTCAGCCGCTTGCGCCATCGCCAATACATCCGCTTCAGTTAGGTTGTTTGAATCTGCCATTTGACCCTTTCTTACGCTTATGAGTAGGGAGTCATTCTACCCAAAGGTTAATCGGCTACTGGTTCATCCGATCCATCCCCATAGCCTGGGACGGCGGAGTTAAGTTTTTGAGATGCGAGCGATTCTAAGGTCGCAACACACGCCCTATATCCATTAGCACGCCCGCAGGCTTCCGCAAGTTCTTCTTGCTTTTTCATTACTGCGGATGCGTTCTGGCGTAGGGTTAGGTTCAAAAGTATGAGACTTAGCTTCTTGCCTGTGGGTGTGGATAAGAAGCCTGTCCACGCCTTCTCATCCTCATCTTCCCACTTAGGTTCGTTAATCCATTCCTGGTCGCGTATGAATGCTAGTGCTGCTTTTAGTTTTCTCATAGCTTTATACCCCATGAATCCCCCTGAAATAGAACTGCTTCATTATCCTTAAATACCTCAACTAAAGCCTTTTGTACTGACTTAAAGCTAAAGTCATGCCCAGCCATTATCCCACCAGCCCTAAGTTTAGGCTTCCAACCATTCAAGTCTGCAAGCACGCCTTCGTAGCGATGGTCTCCATCTATGTAGATAAAGTCTAACTGACCATCCTTGAAGTATTCCAGCGCATCTAAGCTTTTGCCCCTAGTATATAAAACATTGCCAAGTGGAGTGGTGCGTTCTTTAAAAGCCTCAAAGACAAACTTCATCGGGCATTGCTGACTTGCCACATCGTTAATGTCATATCCATTCATCCAAGGATCAACCGCCATAACCTCCTTGAAATGTTTAGCAATAACTACTGTGCCTTCCCCGCTGTAAGATCCAATCTCAACCGCCTTATTATTCGCACCCGCCTCATTCGCCCACTCACAAAGTTTTGTTAAGCCTTCCGCTTGGAAGGCATCCCGCATTACTGGTACTCTCAAGCAGGCATCGGTGCTGGTGCTTGGCCTTGCATCGCTTCAGGTGGCAGTTGTTGCCCCTGTTGTTGCACTTGAGCCTTGCCTGCATCTCGAAGCTGTTTCTGAATTGCGCGGGATGTGTTGGGATCAATCTTCTCCAATGCTGCTAAATGCTGTTGGAGATGGGCCATCAGAACTTGCATTGCGCTCTGATCGACCTGCTGTTGCCGCTGTTGAGCAGCTTGGTTAAACGCGAAGAGAACGGATATATGCGCCTTGTGATCGTCCGAAGGCTTGATAGCGACAGGAAAGCCTGTGGTGAGCATTGTCGCAATTTCAGTAGCTTGATCTTCAGCTTGATCCCCAGAGGCAGCGTTAGGATCTTGGTAGAGCCTACGGACCAGCGATGGATCGTCTTGTTCAAGGACTGATTTAACCAGTTCTCCCTGGTTGATGAAAGGATTGTTTTGGAACATGGCCATACGGCTAACTGACTTCTGCAATGCAAACTGGCGGTTTATAAAGTCTAACCCACCCTTTGGTTCAATCGAATACTCATCATGGATGCCTTCTGGTGGCATTGAACCAGTTTCCTCCGCATACCGATACATCAAGTCTTTCTTGTTGTACTGCGTGTAGAGTGACCAGCACTGTTTAAAGAGATGGGATAGACCCATCCTAAACATACGATTGCGAAGATCGCCAGAAGATGCTGACTGCGATTGTAACGCTTGAATCTCGGTGGCAGTCTTTCTGTCACCAGCATTATACTGCGAGCCTGCGCCAAAGTCTGGGTTGCCCATGCGCTGTTCAGCAAGCTGACGTTCTTCAAGCATCAAACGCTGGAAGTCGAATGGAGGTTGGCTAAATTGAACTGGCTTTAATCCTTGTGGCAGGATCTGGCCAGGTTGCATCTTCAGGTTCGCTGTGTTTAGCGAGATAGGATTCTGCGCTTCAAAAACGGGTCGGTTGGCTAGCTCAACGTAATCGCTCAAACTATTTTTGAGCTTACATAACAGATTCTCGCTAGGGAGGAGGATCTCTGCAACTCCGCGAGGGCTATACCAACCGCCCCCTGTGACCTCATAGGGGAAATCTACGAAAGGTGGTTCACCATGTCGGTAGGGTAGCGTGAAAGGTTTGCGAATGTCTTCGTCTATAACCAGAGGACTGTAGGTTTCAACCTTCCATCCATCTTCAGACGGCGTGTACATTTCCCAAAGGACAATACGATCATTGTCAGCTTCTTGAGTAATTCCTTCACGCCTGTAAATCTCGTCTTGAATCTCACTTCGTAAGCCCACTGATTTCGAGGGTTTACCCGAAATGATTTTAACGAATTCGTCCCCCTGCTTGTAAAGCGGATTTGCCTTATAGGAATCGACACTCGTTGAGATGATGTGAACAATGAAATCGGCATCTTTAAACTCCTTTGTGTAGGAAGGAACGATGATGTGGAAAGGGTCAATCGCCTCAAAGTCAATACGCTTCTTGTCCTCGTTCCAGATTACTTTAGATACTCCACGCCCATAGAGCAGGATGTTATCGATGACGGAAACAATCTCCTTCTGGAAATTGGTACGCTCACGCATCTGGTAATCAAACCAACGCTCGGCTGAGACTGTTAGCGGAGTCAACTGCTGGCGCATAGGAACAAAGCTAGAAAGGATGTCGTTACCAATTGCGCTATTGACGAAGGAAGGTTTTAACTTCTCGATAGCAGAGTCAATTAACTGAACGTGTAGGTCGGCTGCTGTAGGCCAAGGCTTAATCTTGCGCCGTACCCCAAAGTAGCGAGCTTGGTAGAACAGCCGTTGACGATTCTCCCAAGTCTCACGCTGGTTGAGTGAGTCAATAATCCGTGTGTAATAACTATTCCTGCGTGTATCTTTAGCGTTCATTTGTTGCGCTCCGTTTGAAGTTCATAAGAAAGGTCGTTGACATAGTTAAGTGCCTTCTTCGCCCAGGCACGAATGGCTGGAGAGGCACTACGAACCGCAGGGTAGCTATCGTCTTTCATTAACGACTCAACTGCCCCTGTCGTGTTCGTTATCGGACTTGTTGTCGCGCACCCACCAAGCAACAGAGCCAAGTTCACGATCAATAGCTTCGCGATTGTTCTTCCACTCGGTAGCGTTCTTGTCAACACGCTTCTCATACCAACCTGGTATGAGGCGAAGGACTGATGCGATGATTTGAAGTATCGCACCGATCACTTAAATTTATTTGATGTTTAACCCAACAGTCTTCAGGAATGCAACAACCTTTTCCAAGATCGTATCATCCGCTGGAGTGGGGGTGAGCTTAACTACAATGCGTGCAGCTAATACAATGCCGCCAACCGCAGCAACTACGTCTGTCCAATTCGATGTGATCCAGTTCCATATATTCATAGTTTTATCCTCCTGCTTCAAACCCAGCCATGACAGGGTCGTGAAACTCCATCATGGCTTGAAGTGATTTCCAAGTTGGCCTTTCAATCTGAAAGGTCAAGTCGAACCTCATGTTGCCACCATCCAAGCATAAAGCAAGTGCGTCAGCCTTGTCGGGCGAGGCAAGACCTCTGGCACGCATCGAATCCTTAGATTCCACGCCTAGCTTGCCTTTCGAGTTAACCAAGCTTTTCCTACAAGTTAGCTGTGCAGTTAGGTCATCGTCTTCTGGCAAGATGATCTCAGCCCCATCAATCTTCTTTGCCATGCCATACCACATCTCAGAGGACCGATTGGTGTAGGCATCCGCATCGTAGGCAGTCGATCCAAAGTTGACTCGGTTGACCTCCCAGCCTGCCTCTGCCAGCGCATCGCACATAGGCATACCCAACCCACTCGCATCGGCAAATATGTTGTTGGCCTCTAGTCCAGCCTTCTTAAACTCTACGATGAATCTTCCAACGGCTGCCATCGTGTCACGATCACGCCAAGCTAGGAATGGCAGAACCTTATTGCCATCTCTTATCGCCAGCACGTTGCAATCCCCGCCTGCTGCAAAATCCACGCCTGCTACCCTAGTGCCAGGTTTGAATGCTGGTGGAGTAGTTAGGCAATGCTGGAGTTGATTTAAGCTGATGACAAGGCTCTCTGAACCTATGTCAACAAACTCGCCGTAAATCATAGAGCGGGTTAGCGGGTGCTTCTCGCCGTAACGCTGGATAACCTCATCAATCTGAGTCTGCGTGATGTGGGGGCAGTCAAACGCTGTAACAGCGTGCTTCTTCCACATATCCGCCTCCTTGGTGAAGGCGCGGTAGAACGCGCCACTAGACCCGCCTGGGCTGGATGCGATCAACAGTCTAGTTGGTTGGCAACGGCTGATAGCCTCGAATAGAGGGTCGGCTACAGTCTTGGCTTCGTCCACTACCATGAGCAAAGGATGGTTATCGTGGTCTTCAGCGTGCCAACCTTCTGCACGCCCTGCATCGGTGGCTGAGTATCCAATAATGCGACTCGTGTTGCCGTTGGGGTGGAGGTAGCGGATCTCGCCAGATGTCACTTCCCATGCACCGCCAAGTTTAGAAATGTGATGGCGCAGGCTAGGCCACAACTGACTTTCAACTTGTCTGTACACGCCAGCGGTTGTTACGGCAATTGAGCGCGGGTAAACGAGAGCGTGCCATATCAAAATAGATGAAATAACTGTGCTGGTCTTGCCAGAGCCGTTGGCTGCACGCAGGGCTACGCGACAGTCTCTTGGCTCTAAATCGCGCAGTACCTTGCGTTGCCAGTCATAGAGATTGATGCCCAATGCGTTAGATGCGAAATTGGCTGGTTTACCAAGGTCTTCTAACGCCTCTTCTTGGCTACGCTTGGGGGGTTTTGGCATAGTGGTGTGCTAGGACTTCTTTTTGTTTTGAGCCACAATAATTTAGGGGGGGTTATGTATATCAAGCGGGGGCTGGGGGCGTGGCGGGTGGTGTCGTGGTGGGTAGGCTAGATTTGCGAGGCTTGCGTAATCTCATTCGCTTATGTTTAAGTTTTGGCAACTTGCCTTCTATAAGTGGTTGTGCATCAATGTTTTTGTCTAAGTTGATACACTGTCTATTGTGCGACAAATGATTTGGGGTTATGTTGGTAAGTTGTTTGCTTTCAATGTCTAGCGCATCATTCGCAGACTGCGCTATTTTCTCGCTCTGTGATTTCTTCTTAACTGCGATGCCAGCCAACAGAGATGCCAAGTTCGAGGAGATGCCGTGCGTGACATCCTGGCTAACTTGCAGTCGGGCAGAGGGTTGCGAGTATAAAAATGAACGCTCAAGAATCCACGCTCGGGCTTGCCACGATTTTTCCCCAGCTAAGTTTATGGAATCGAGTAAGGATACCTCTAGGTCACGCCGTGCTTTTTTGAGGGCATTGTCAAACTGCTTGTTTCTTGCTTGCCAGTTCTGGATTGTGGCTGGTGATATTCCCAACGCTTCACCCGCTCGCTCATAGGTCAAACCTTTGCGGATATAGCCTAAGAGTTTTTCTTGAATCTCTGGAGTGAGTGAAGTTTTGCGGCCAACCTTGCTTTCTTCTATTTGCTCCACTCGTTTATTGTATCTCAAAATAAATCAAAATAAAGTGTTGACATACTTAATCGGGTTAAGTAGATTGAGTTTATGGAAACAAAACACACAGCAGAAAACGCCGAAGCGAACACGGCTAAAGATATTCGCATAGGGGAATTACTCGAAACTATTTCCACGCTCAAGGCCACGCTGGAAGAGTGTTTGGATTTTGTGACGGAGAAACACGACTTCGACAAACCCAAAAACAAAACGGCTTTTCTTATCTCGTCCATTGATGAGGCGATATATCAAGCAGACGAGGCAACCAAATGAATAATACCTACTCCAAACAACTCCACACCTTCACCGAGAACGGCGATACTATAAACGCCGTTGTATATGGTGGAATCTATAAACTAGACGAGGCACAAGCCAACATTATTATAGAGGATCTAGGAGAGAGAAATGATGGTGGGCGTTATATGCTCACGATTGGAAATGATGGATGGATGGCCGACAAGCTGGAAGAACTTGAGCCTCGTTTATTCGAGTGGATGCAATCGGAGGGTTTTGAATACGATTCACAGAACTAGCGAGCAGACACTCTGCCCCGTTGCTAGACGGCGGGGTAGAAGTCTGGCCGATAGGCTGGAAACAAAAGAAACCAAGACGAAAGGAAACACATAATATGAGCGCACTATACGGAACGATAGAAGGAGCAAAAGGAAAGGCTACTCGTTGTGGTCATCGTGAATTGACAACCCACTCTGCTTGCTGGAATGGAGCGGTAAGAGTTGAATTGCAACACGACAAGGAAACCAACTCAACATCATATCGGGTTGAATTAGTTCCTTGGCACGGAACTGGAGAGAATAAGTTGCTTGCTGAAGGAGTAATGGAGACTCAGAAATGACTTGCTTCGCCATCTACACTCGATCGGGTTCATTCGTCTGCCGATTCTCTGACCTAGATCGTGCAGAGTTCTGGAGGAGTTGCCGCCAAGTCCAAAATTATACAATCAGAAAGGAGGTGTGGTGATGATTAAGATTTATACGATTCTTATGGTTGGAGTCTTGCTAGGTATGAGCCTATCAAGTTGGCTCGAATTGCTCTGGAAATAACTTTCCCTCGTCCGTCCTCGTCAATGAGGGCGGGAGAGGTCAAGTCGATAGATGAGACCTAATAAAAGAAATAAGAAAGGAAACAGAATATGTACACACTTGAAATGTTAAGAGGTAAAGAATACTTGGGTAAGTTTGATTATTCAAACTCATGGCTTGAGGAATCGGACAAAATCCCAAGTCTAAAAGAGGCAAGCAAAATGATGAAAGATGAGTTGGAATATCGGAAATCCCCCAACTTGCGTGATGTGGTTTTGAATGTTTGGAAATCTGATGGTGACGAATGGAGGTCAAAACTTGTGAAAAGCTTTTGCAAGTTTGTAGAAGAACCGAAAGCGACTTACGCAACAAGCTGAAGTCCTTCCTCGTTTCCCCTCGTAACGGAGGGGAACGGAGGAATGATCTTGGGCGATAGTCCAGGCATCCTATAAACGGAAGCGCAACCTATAAGGGGAGCGTGGAACTATAAAGGAAACATGACATATGAAAAAGAAGATTGGAAAAGGAAAGTTCAAGGTTGAGTATAAGCAGACGGAAACATTCATCGTGGATGTTTACGCCAACAATCAAAAGCAAGCGGAAGAACTAGCGGGCAAGAGGTTTGACGCTGGAGACTATCAAGAAGTTGGAGACTGCGAAGTTGTGGTGAATCAAGTCTATAACGTCACCAATACGGAAGACCCATTCTGCCCATAAAGTAAATATAAAAACATATGAAACATCCAGAACAATTAGATGACGTTGGAATCACCGAAAGTTATCTTCGAAAGATGGCCAAGAAAGAAGGTGTGTCTTACAAGGTGGCGGTACAGATAGCGATGGAGCAGTGGGGGGAGTATTCGCTGAAACTTATCAACAAGATGGTGGCTGAGGATATAAAAGAAAGAAGGAGGAATTGAAATGAAATATAAAATGTCTTATTTAGCCAATCTTCGGATTACCAGTAAAGATAGAAACTCTATTGAAAGCATGCTTTCCATGATTGGAGAATCTCAATCAATGGGATACCAGCCAAAGGGAAGGACTAGATATTCAATCTCTCGTGAAGATAATGGATTCTTGGTGACAATACAAAGATCCATGGGAGCCGATCAAGAACAGGTTGCTGTTCATGGAGTTGATTTGAATTAGCGGAATAAATAAAATATAGGCTTTCGCGCTTGCAATAGCTCGCCCAAGTAAGCTATTCAAACGGCAGCGTAGCCTTTATGCGGGCGAGATGCATAAGGGGTATGTAAAAACGGAAGCGCAGATATTCTCGCGGGAGGGTTAACTTTATGGATAAGGAACAGATCATTCGGGAGTACATGGCAACCATCGGGCGAAAGGGCGGGAGCGTAAAGGGTCCCACCAAGGTCAAGACCAGGCAACACTATCAGAAGATGGTGGCCGTGCGCTGGGCTAACTATCGGGAGCGTGAAAAGCGTTTAATGCAAATAACGGAAGGGCAGCGGAGCGTCAAACGGAAGTCTAGTCTTATACAAGACGCTAAATAGACTCTATAAGGGCACTATAAGGAACGTATAAGGGCTATATAAACGGCAGCCTAGCGACCGATACGGCAACAGCACGCTCGGTTGCCTAGAGGTCTGTTTGGAACGTCCACTGCATCAGCCTTGGCTTTAAGACGCTTTCTAGATGCATCCTTGCTCGATTGCGGGGCATTGTGGCGTGTTTTTTTTGGCATAGTTGTCACCAGTTCTTGCAACTCCAGTGCCTAGCAGTCAGCTTGCCTGGTGGGTTGCTGTCACACCTGTGCCTAGCCCGAAAGCTACTCCTGCGGTCTGGATTGCTCTTCTTAATAGTCATCTTTGGGTCTCCGTAGCGGATTGTCTTGCTCTCACCGCCTTGGCAGGCTCGGACTACGAACTTTTTCGGCCCCCCAGGTGTACGCCTTGGGCTGTTACAGGGTAAATCTTGGGTGCTCACGTCTCATCTACCTCATCTTGGTCCCAAACGGCAGGGCAAGCCTCCTGGAGCGATTGTAGGGCCTTCTGGTGTATGCAAAAGAACTCTGACAAGCCCTTAACGTAGGTAGTCAACCCTTCCCACTGCGCCTCGAAGACCTCATAGGAGCAGTTAGCCTCCATATCGTCCACTAGCCCACCCAGCAGTCTCACAACTCCATGCAGCTTCGCATTCTCGAGTTGAAGGAGACTGATAAACTTGTGAGCCATTTTAAGCTCATCCCTATCGGGGTTCAGAATGTACCCTTCTTAGCTTTCATCATACGCCATATCTTAGGCTTGATGGTGCTTTGCGATTTAGGACGGCTAGTGCCATCCTTACGGCGAGCGTTGATGTTGGCATACAGACCAGATTTTGATTTATTCATTTGCGTATTTTATCACACGCCGACCGCGATGCCATTTGTTTTTTTTTAATTCACGCTCAAGGCTGCTTCGGATTGGTTGGGGGGAAGGCGGATTCAGGGAGCCTTTCCCCCTCTCCTTTGCAGATTGTATTTCTATATGTACTATAGGGGTCTGTCATACCTTAGATGTCAGCACGTTTGGCAGTACCTTTGTCAGCGACTAAAAAGTGGCTTGGTTGGCAGAATAGAAGCCGTTGTCTATCACGATCTTGCCAGCGTTTGTCAGCCTCTTAATGTAGCGATAAACAGTCCTGTCCGAAACCTCCATCTTTTCTGCCATCGTTTTGACCAAGTCATTTGCTACCCAAGCTTTGCTACCCATTGCTTTTAGTAGGTCAGAATCGTTGATAGCTTTGTGCGCTCCAGCACGCTTTAAATTGTCTGGATTGAGGCAGTAGTTGGTCAAGAAAAGCGGATAGTGCCATTGCACCACGAAGCTGTCTAAGGGTGGGAAGTTACGGAGCGTGACCTCACAGGTAAAGCTCCTCTCATCCTCCTCATGTGCCGTAAGTACTACAAGCGAGTCTGGATTGCGTGCGAAGACACCACTGCCACTAAATCTGTCAATTGATTCACTTCCACTCTTGTTTCCCTTGCCGAAATGATGTGACAGAATGACGCTAAGATTGTGCCGAACTGCCAGTACCTCAAACTCATTCATCAAACTTGCCATATCCCCCGCGCTGTTTTCATCCCTGTCTCCCATCAACATATAATTTGGGTCAAGAATGATCGCCTGGTAGCCCTTGCCTTCGATCTGCTTCTCGATGATCGGGCGTATAGTTGTCAAGTCAGCAGCGTAACCCCTCAGCGTCCACACATCGAAGTCAGCCACTTGATCTTGGGTTAGATTCTTGGCCTTCACTACATCAGCTAGACGATTGCGGAAACTCCACTCTTGTATCTCGAAGTTAATGAACAGCACCTTCGCACGCTTGCACTGCTGCCCCCACCACAACCCCCCAACCTGTATCGACAGGGCAAGGTCAATCAATGCCCACGATTTAAAAGACTTACTGCCTCCACCAAGTAGCAATTTGCCACCTTGATGCAGGATGCCAGCGATTAGAATCTCTGGCTCTGGTAGCTTCTCCACCATCAATTCATCATAGCGTTTAATCGGTGGCCACTCGTCCGTCTTAGGTTTAATTCCTAGTGCTACTGCTGGTTCAATCATCTTACTTTCCTCCTTGGCAAAACCATAACAAGCTCTGCGTTTTGTCGTTTCTTTTTACACCTGGCATCCGTACTGGCTGACTTGGTTTGAAGGTAGCAGGGTCGCACCCAAGCGGGATAAGGAAAGCTTTAAGTTGATCGAACCATTCTTGCTTGGGCATCTCCAACCAACCATGCAAACTCTTTCCCGCAGTATCTACAACGGCGTACAACTTCATTTGGAATAAGTCACGCATCAATTGAAATACCGCACCCATCTGCGGTTTGGTCAAGACATCCGATTCAATGACAAGGTAACGGCGTGACAAAACATTCTCATTGGCTCGGCTGATAGTACCAGCCGCAAACACCCCAGCGGTCGTAAACTGACCGATGGGCGGTGTCTGTAGCCATTCGCGTGCCGTCTTAAAGTGAAGTGGGTGATTCCCACTATCCTTGACCCCACCTATCCATACGATGTCATCTGGTCGGAACAGCGACAACATGGCCTCGTACTGCGCCTGTGGCTCGTCTGGTATGGGGGTAGGCGATTCCTCGAACATATCCGCAGGGTCCCAATTGTAGTGGGTTAGGTAGCGTTGCTTGTTTGACTCTGCGATAGTCTTAATGCGGTCTAGTACTTCTGACTCTGGATCTTTCTGTATTACCAAGGGCCTTGGTATCGAAGTACCACCCGACATGATGTTTGCGGGTTTGTACAGCGGGTCGCTGGATATAGCACGCCTCAGCTTGCGGTTGGCCTCATCTCGGTATGGCGTGCAGGAGGAGTGCCAGCAGAAGATTGTAGGTGCGCCGTCAATGAACACTGTGGTATCTCGCACGCGGGTGTGGCTGGTATGCGCGGCTTCACCTGGGCATTTGCATAGTCCGTGATTCTCGGACTGCCAATCTACTTCCCCGACTATTGATTCAGCGATGCGTTGTGGTGTCATATGAAAATCTACATCTTTGTTTCAAGTGGTTCGACACACAGAAGGACCAGTCGCAGAATCTCTCTGCGCACCATGCGATGTACTCTTTCTTACTTCTCTTCTAGCTCCATCGCTTTGTGCGATGCAACAACAATATCTTCTGCCGTAATGTTTCGCAGAGCATTGCACCAGTACTGCGTCTTAGGAGTCTTGTTGCTCGCATCCTTACACTTCGCTTGTGGCAACCCACCATGAGGACGGCAAGGTGCGTGAGGACAAGTATCGGGTTTGAACACCGATACGTTCTTAGGGTAGTAAGTCATGCGGTCAGCGGGATCGTAACTTCCCCACAGCGACACACACGGCACATCTAACCCCGCAGCGATATGGTTGACTGAACTATCTGGAGCCACTACGAAGTCAGCGTTGGCAACCACAGGGAACAAGGAGCGAATCGCCTTGGTCGTATTGAACAAGTCAATCACCCTGGGATGATCCACCTTGAAGTTGTTTGAGTTATCTAGGCCGATAATAACAGCGTGATGCTTGGGGTAAGCTTCTAGCAACGCCAGCACCGCCTGTTGCCCCATAGCTGGCGGGTAGGTGCGGGTAGGTCCACTCGATGAAACGTGGTAGGCAAAGTAGGGATCTGGCAGTGGCCACTTACCCATCGCCTTTAACTCTTCGTGATCTGGCTCGATTAGATATAGAGATGGCCTACAGTACTTCGCCATCGTCTTCTCATCCCATACTCCCATCCACTCGTACACCCGCTGGTAGCAGTTGCCTGGGCCAGTGCCTAGCTTGGTGTTACCAACCTGACCACTGAAGAGATCGTCCGTGGGCAAGTGTGCATCATAACTATCCCACGCCTCCAGCGTGCAAGGTAGGGGGAATAGCTTCGCGCCTATGCCAGCGTACAGCGGTAAGTTGCGAGCAGGGGCGTAAACATCTACCACTCCACCCGACTCCTGCACCAGGTAATTAACGAATGCAGTAGCGATGACAGCATCCCCGATAGCACCAGCGCGGTACACTGCGGTTGCTCCTCCTGCTGCCCTACCCTTGGCGTATGGCTTAATCTTGTGAGGACAAGGAACAGCATCATCCCAAAGCGCACCAGTTAGCTCGTCTGGAATGACGTAGGTGTTGCGAGTGTGAAGTAGATTGTCATCTACCTTGTGGATTGAGTTGGTGTTATTGATCCAGAGTTTCATTTAGAGTTCTCCATTTTTGCCGAAACAACCGCAACATAGCACTTAGCCAAGTCATCAAGATCAAGCTTGCAAAGATTATGAAGCTCGCTTTCTGGAATGGTTGTCATTATTTCTTTTATCATTTCTTGTCTAACATTCATTTGTTATCCTCCATTACTTGGTTGATGCATCTGATGATTTCTGCCGCGACTTGCGGGACGATGGAATTTCCGACTCCTTTAATTCTGTCCACCCTATGGGGTATCCCATTAGCCATTCGCAAAACTCTGGGGTCATCTCTAAACGCATCCCTCTCTTTGCCCCCCCCCCAAGATACTCCGTCCTCGCAACCGCGTTCTCTATCGTGTCCCAAGCTCTGTGTCCTGTTTCCACTCGTTTCCAATTTACATTCTTCCATCTTGATGCCGCCACTGTTGGCCACAATCCAGACCCTATCCCTCTTATGATTGGCTCCAACGCTGCAAGCTGGAATAATGATCGGTTCGACTTCGTAACCTTCACCTTCCAGGTCAGTGCATACTTGGTCGAGTGCCATGTTGACAATCCCAACAACATTCTCACCAATGATCCAAGTGGGCCTTGCTTCTTGTATAACACGCAACATTTCTGGCCAGAGATAACGGACATCTTCTTTTCCCTTTCTTTGGGATTGCATTGCGACTGAGAATGGTTGACATGGAAATCCCCCTGTGAGAAGAGTGACTCCTGCGTATAGCTCGCCTCGTACTTCGCGGATGTCTTTGTGGCACGGCACATCTGGCCAGTGTTTTTTAAGGACTGCTTGGGCGTAGGGTTCGTTGTCACAGAAGCCAAGGGTTCTATATCCATTCCACCCTGCTGCCAAGGCAAATCCACCGATCCCACTGAATAAGTCGAGGTGTGTCTTTTCATTCACTTTCAAGTATTTCCTTTGCGATTAACGCCGCTGCATCCACCATCGTGATAATCTGAATAATGTCAACCGATCTTCCACGATCCGCGCGATTCTTCTCTACTACTAGTTTCTCCCTGGCAGTGAGAAGTATATCGCGTGACCATTTGAGTCGAGCCTTTGTCTCTACAAGCATTAGGCCGACTTCATTTTGTACTTAGGCTTTACCCCTGCGGAACGTAGCGCAATGGCTAGAATCTGTTTAGGTCCGCGCACCTTACCACCAGCACCGCGAGCCTTGCCTTTCTTCATATTGTCTGCACGCAATTCTTTAATGTTCTTTCCAATATCTTTTCCGAGCATATACTATTCTCCTTTGTATTCTTTCCACTCTTTCCAATTTGCTATATCCCATTTGAGCAGACACTTATCTGCTGGGTCGCAAAAATATACAAACCTATGTTTCCTTGTCCTTGGAACCATGACAGCATCCTCCATTGTCCTAGAATGCCTGCTGTGCTTGTTGCCAACCACCTTGTCACCAGATGATCTTTTATCTGATAGTCCAGTATAAGTCCAGTTTGTGGCCGCATAGATTGCCCCATTGTGACCAGCACCAGTATCGGCATAGCTTACAAGAATTAAGTATGGGCGTAGCCTAGAAAGCTCTCTTATGCTCCAGGCAATAAACCTACTTTCAGAGTTCTTTGGGCATCGGTCATCAAGCCACAATCTGTTTAGCTCATACACCCTGCTTGAATTATCTTCCCCGCAAATACCACGACAAAGGTGTGGAGATGCTGGCTTACCAAAAGATATTACCCCAAGCAATTCGCTTGAATTAAAACATCCAAAAGACCAACTACAGGGTACTGCCCTATGAGCATAATGGTTCTCAACAACCATATCATTAAGCGTCTGCGATTTTATAGTTCTGAATTTAAGTTGGAGCGCAGAGGTCGGAATTGCACCGCCGTCCTCCCCTTGGAATAGGGGAAGTTCTACTACTGAACTATCTGCGCGTAAATTTGTCATTTGTAATATGGCTTCGGAACTTCTGGTGCTTGCACCCCGAAACTTGGGTTCTCACATCTGCGACAATCGCGAAGATCAAAGTCAAGAATCTCGCCGTGATTAAGCATGATCGTAAATATTTTGTTATGATCTAATCCGTAGTCTGTCACCAGGAATGCAAGCCCCTCTCCCTTGGGAGTCATCATCCATAGTTCGGGATTGAGTTGGACTACTTCCACGCTGGTCCTGTAAACCACGCTACCAATACCCAGCGTGTACCCCAGATAGGAGCGCGAGCGCGATGCTCGATGTAGGATGGGAACCAGCAGCCAGCCCCCTGCGCTCGTATAAACCGAGCATTATCCAAGTCAGCCTTAACTTGCAATCCACCGCCCAGGTACTCGCTAGGATCGGATAAGTTGACTACAGCGGTCAGCTTCCGCACTGGAGCCTCGGAGGTGAAGGTATCGTAGTGCCACCAAAACTGTTGCAAGGGATTGTACTTTAGGATCTGCAACTGCTGGATGCCTTGGATGTCGAATCGCCATACATCGGCATTGATGCTGTCTGTTAGCTCTCGCATCACCTTGTATATCCACTCGTAATGCGTAGCGAAAGGAACCCAGCACGATGAG